ATCAATAAAATGCATTTTATAATATATGTTGTCTTGCCATTTTCTTTTCCTTGATAATGGTTCAAATAGAGTTATGTGTTCCATTTTTCTTCTTTTACATGCGACAAACATTTATATATTCATAATTTATTCCTTAGAATGTATATAGAATATAAACCCATGTGTTCTTAACTGATCAATAATATAAGTTTTCATATCTTTCTTGTTTTTGTAATTAAACTTATATGGAATTAGCAATAATACTATTCCCATCTGATTGCATATACTAGACTTCATTCGATCTCTTTTCTGTTGATTTTTAAAGTCACCTTCTTTTCTGTGAAAAAAAGGTATATATTCATAATGTTGACGTCCCTGATATTCAAAAGCTAGTTTTAGAGGTTTACAGTAACCATCTAACTCTAACCCTTTTAGAAACATTGGTCTAACCTTATTAAATTTCAACCCCATAATTTCTTCTATAATATCACGTGCTATATGTTCACTTTTCCAATTAGAACAATATAGGCAACTCCCGTATTGTTTGATACTTTTATAACTGGTTTTCCATACATGTCCTTTATTACATTTCCACCCTTCAATAGAATATGAAGTATTTTGTGGTATTTTGTTTAGTATATATTTAAACTTATTAAATATAGCAATAGTTTGATAATCGTTTAGAGTTTTTGGTCTAGTAGTATATTCACACTCATAACACCAGTTATTTTTCATACATCTTATAGTAGTATAAGATTTATCAATAAGATGACTGTTAGCACATAGCCATCCAGTTATATTAGTATTGACACTCTTAGGTATATTGTCTAAAATATACTGAAATCCTTTTTCATTTGCTATATTGCAATAATCTTCTATTGTTTTTTTCACAACGTTAGCACATACTGGACACCAACATCTGAGTGATGATATAATAGAATATGTTGTTTCCCAAATATGACCATACTCGCACAACCATCCTTCAACTTTAGTTGTTGTGTCATGTGGTATAAAAGTTAGAATATATGACCCATTATTCTCTCGTGCTAAAATTTTATAATCTTCAAGTGTTTTCGTTCGTTTTATACTGCATTGGCTACAGCAGTACAATGAGTGGTATGCATACGATGATATATGACCTTTGGGGTATTTCCATCCATTTCTTTTACACTTTTAGGAATGTAATTAAATATATATTTAAGATTTTTAGATATTGCATGTTTTTTATAGTCTGATAACGTTTTTTTAGATTTTCCCGAACATACCGCACATTTTGTCCCTTTTTTGATCGATTTGTAACAAGAATTGAATAAATACCCTTTAGAGCATTTCCAACCTTGATAAGAACTTTTATGGGTATTTTTAGGTATAGTATGTAGTACATATTCGAAACCTTTTTCTTTTCCAAGTTGGATATAATCATCAATAGTTTTTATAAAACCCATTTATAAAAACTTAACGGTTCTTTAAACATCTTCAGTTTTTTCCTTCTTTATTTTTTCTAAGTATTCAGATTCATCATATGGTTTACCTTCAGTTTTGTTGATTATTCTATCCAATCTTGGAAAAAACTGAAGGTGGTTTAATATACGGAATTTTTCACGCCGAATATAGGGTATGCGTTCTTCCCAAAGATTTCCTTCAACTGCTTCTTTTACCTTTTTGTAATCATCCTCGAAATTATTCAACTCTAGATATACAAACGCTCTTTCGTCAATAAATTCTTTTATGTTATAACATCCAGAATAAAACACTAAACATTCGGCAAGAATACCATCAATTAGTTTTTCGGTATAATAATTCTTAATACTGTTGTTCTCACAGTTAAATACATATTTATACGGAAACATCGCATTATCCTTTTGATGATAAGGAAGAGAACCCTTGTAATCCAAATAACCCCATTTATTATCACCAAAAACGTGAACTGGGAATTTTTGTTTTTCTAGATACTTGACAAAATCTATTCTCTTTACATGACCGGGATCAGAGTACTTGGCACTTAGTACTGTTGATACAATACCATCCAAGTCGTTGTTCTTAACTATAGTCTCTGTTTTCAGTTCATTGTAAGTTTTACTCAAATGCCACTCATTATTATTGTAATCTGTTTTATGACAACAAACCTTGAAGAATTTAGAAGGATCGGGTGTAGCCCATTCCTTCCACTGATCTTTGTGTTGTTCCATCCAAGGCTCCATTTGGAATACAATCGTTTTACTTGGATCTGGTGATACACCAGTAGGAGGTGCATTTACCACAACAAAATAATCCGGATCATCATCAGTTACTAGACGAATATTATTCCAAGTATAATTTCCTTGGCTCATTTTATTCCATACATCACGTAGACTTTCGGAACTAGTCCAATTGGTCAGTAATTTGACAGTAATAACAGGTTCAACTTCCTCAGTTTCTTCATCGGATATCAGAGGAGGATTTTCATCTATCTCATGTGATTGTATATTTTCTTCAACTATCTTTCCATCAGTCTTAATACCATTGATGTTAGTATGAAACTGTTTAACAACGTGATGTGATGGAGCAGATGTGATATTACTCAGTAAGACTCCTAGATGATTCAAATTATGACGTAAGCATTCTTGGACAGCTTCATCATAATTCTGTTCGGCGATGTATTTTTCGATTTCGTTCATTTTACTTTATTTGTTATTTCTTTAAAACTTACAGACTATAATCTCTTTAAAGAAAACATAGCCGATACCTGGAGTAAAGGATCAGGATAATCAGGAGAAAAACTATCAAGTTCTACTGTTTGTAATGGTTCTCCGTTAGGGAGATACACGCCAAACTTAAAGTTATCATTGGGCTTAAACTTAACAGTTTGTACCATTCCATCACCATCGATTTTAACGAAAGGAGAGATAACTGGGGCAGGGATGTCATCAATAGCCGCTCTGAACAACATTCTGGTTGAATTTGGGTTATTAGAGTAAATAACGCACTTTGTACCAGCACTGGCAGCAGACACATTCTGTAGTTCTACATATACATAAGGATAAAATGCCGTACGACCACCCGATGTCAATGTTTTGTTGGGAATAACAAGATTAATTAGCTCTATTTCGTAACAAACCATTTCTTGTTGTGATACCAAACTACCAGAGTAACAGAATGGAACTGCATTATCTCTAGTAAACTGTAAAATTTCAAACATATCACCGTTGGCTGGAACAGAATTAAGTATACAGTCAGTAGTAACGAGAGGAAGAGTGTTTAATGTAGGAGGATCAACGTTTGGATCAATGACAATAGTTCCTATTGCTATATATTTAGTGACACGACAATTAGTATCCATGTGAGCACCACTTGTAAAACGTATAAAATCGCCTACATTCACATGTGTATTAGCTGGTATATAAAAAGATGTTTGTTGATTTAATGACGGCGGGAAAACAAGAGGAACAGGATTCGGAAAAACACCTGTAAACTGAGGAGGAGCTTTACGAATAGTAAAAGTATCTCCTAAAGCCCAACCAGGAGTAACAGGTCCGCCAAATTGAGGAGATAAATTGAGGCCGACTAACTTCGTTGTTCCATCGTAAGTTATAATGGGTCTCCAATTAGTCCGTGTTTCATTATATAAGATACGACCAACATAGTAATGATCTGCCATGAATCCATCAGGAATAAATACAGATCCATTTGCTAAATCTGTTGTATTCGGTAAGAATGTCACATTACCTGTAGGTATTTGACTAAATGCAGGGGTAACAGTGACTGTAAAGCAATCATCAGTTGCGTTACTACTTAAATAGTTCCAACCGGTAATTTGAACAGTTTCGCCAGCAGGTGTAACAATTTTAATCGGAGCACCAACATAATATCCTGTATCCTTGCTAGCCTTATTAGCAATTGGAATACAGATCACAAACTCTCCCGGTGTATTTAGAGGAGCATTGGCTGGTATATCAACCGTTCCCGTTAATATAAGTTTAGTTGGAACCCATCTTTTTTGAGGAGCGGCTAGAGATACCGGATCGTATGCATGTATTGCATTTCTAGTACCAGATTGAGCAATGAGCACTGTAAAATTAGAAGGGTTAGGATATTGTTTTCTGTTTCTGTACGTACTATCGATTTCAAGGTATCTACGGTTACTCATTTATAATTTACAAATATACTTTTTAAACAATATAAAATTTTAATATGTAGAATAAACGATATCTTTATATAAAGATATCGTTTATTCTACATAAATGCAATATATAACAGTGAAAAATAAACTATATAAGGTAACAAATGGAAAAAATGTATTATGTTGTGCATTTTATAATCCTCAATGTTATCAACTAGCACGAGGAAGGTTCTGTATAAGACATAAAAATGGTATGGATAATCGAAAAAAACGTGTTATTTCTCAGTTACCTTTATTTTTAGAACAATGGGATTTTGAAAAAAACACTCTTAATCCTAGTGTTTTAACATGCGGATCAAATAAAAAAGTATGGTGGAAATGCGATGATACTGACCATCCTTCTTATTTAGCCAAACCAAATGATAAAATTGGTCTGAACACAAAATGTCCTTATTGTACTAACAAAAAAGTATGTATAACAAATAACATACAAGATAATCACATAGAAATTTTAGAAGAATGGGACTATAATAAAAATAGTGAGAATCCTCTCCATATTGTTAGTACATCAGGTAAAAAAGTATGGTGGAAATGTCTTACCAATGACAAACATCCATCTTATGATATGATAATAAATGATAAAATTGGTAAAAAGTTAGGATGTCCTTATTGCTCTGGTCATAGAGTATGTTTGGAAAATTGTATAAAAACATTTGCACCATTGGTATTAAAAGAGTGGGATTATGATAAAAACATTTTATCACCCAATGGTGTAACATATCAAAGTCATAAAAAAGTCTGGTGGAAATGTTTAACGGATGTTTCACATCCTTCATATAATATGATAATACAAAACAAAGTAAATGGTGAAGGATGTCCTTACTGTACCGGAAAAAGAATATGCAAAACCAACTCTCTTGAATACTTACGACCAGATATAGCTAGAGAATGGGATAAAAAATTAAATAAAAAAGCACCAACCATGTTTACTGTGTCAAGTGGTTATAAAGTATGGTGGAAATGTCTAAAAAATACAAAACATCCATCGTGGAAAACATCTATTGCTTGGAGAACAAATAAAAAAGCGCCAACTAAATGCCCAACATGCAATCAAAGTAAAGGAGAGATTATGATATATCAGTTTTTAACACGAAATAATATTAAATATATTCAACAATTTTCATACACTACACATAAAAGACTTAAATATGATTTTATGATAGAATATAACAACAAGCGCGCATTAATTGAATTTGACGGTATTCAACACTTTGATATATGTTATTACTATAAAACTAAAAAAGAGTTAAATAACCGAATAGAAACAGATAATAAAAAAAACTTGTTATCATATCAAAATAATAATCCGTTGTTAAGAATCTCTTATACACACTTATATAAAATTGATCATATATTGAGCCAATTTTTAACTTTACTAGATGATCCAGAATATTTTCTATTTTTATATGGACAAGAATATTGGAATTAACAAAATATTTTGTTTAAGTATTATAAAATGTCTTATAGTCTCTTAGGAATGTCATGTAAATCTCAAACTATAGCATGTACATCAAATCATAAATTTTTACCATTGCATTCATCAGAGTATCTCAAACGTAACACATATATGATGCAATATCCTGGTAACAGCACATCGACCGCAATATCCGACACTTTGTCGAAGTCTGAACATAAGCATCCAGAGGTTATCAAATCTTATTATGGAAAGATACGCGAACAACATGAAGAAAATAGGTTGGAACCTCCTCCTCCTCCTGAATATATGGGGAAAGCATGCAAAAATTGTTAATTTTAAAGATAATAAATATTCACTTATTATCTTTTTATTCGCTCGTATACATTTCCTTTCGGAGCTTTATAAGTAGTTTACCTAACATATTCTTACCAGTTGTATCCAATTTACCCCAAAAAGAATCTGCCGATCGAACAACTATCCGACGCAAGCCAGTATCTAAAAGATTCTTTCGGATAGTATCATGTTGTTGGAATTTATACTTTAGTACTGTGTACATCACGCTTTCACGTATGTGATCCCAATCCTCTCGTGGAGGACAAGATT